AAGGAAATAAAAAAAGAGCCTAAGCCCTTTTTCTATCGTCTTCTAATTCTGTGCCTTTTCTTCTGTATGTTTCACTGCCATAAGTTAAACGGATTTGTGCCATGTCGTAAGGTTTTCTATTTTGCTTGTGATATCCTTCCGGGGCTTTATACCAAACTCCCTTGTTGGGGGAATATTTGAATTTAAGGCTTTTCAAAATGTCTTTGTGCTCTTTGGTATTCCCGCTTATCCATATCCAAGACCCGCAAACCTCTATCAGCATATCCGGGTAGTTAAGAAGCTGCTCTATTATGGTCATGAATTCGTCGGCGGTTTCGGATGTAGCTTTTTCGTACTTCTCGCCCTTTGCGTTTACGTGGAAGGCTTTAAGTCTGTCAAATGCTTTCGTGAAGGCTTCAGAAACCTTTTTCATCTCTTCAGTCGCCCATTCTTGATTTCCGATATTGTTATCGGGATGAAACTTTATCGCTAGCTTGTGGTATTCCTTTTTTAATTCCTCGGCGGTAGTGCAATTTGTGAAGTATGCAGTCATTTTATTTTCCTCTCTTTCTTATGTGGCTTGTTTTCTTTGCTATGTCCATAGTTTACAACGCTATGCCCATAGTGTCAATAGTTTGAGACTCGAAATATTTAACAAATATGCACATAGTTATTTGTACAATATGCCTATGTACATAGATGACTAAATATGCTATACTCTTTGCAAAGGAGAGAAAAACAAATGGAAGATAAAAAGAAGAAAGCGATTCGAGATATCGCATATCAAAAGGAAAAGATTAAGCGGATTCCCTTTTCCATACAGCTATCCGAATATGACGCATTAAAGGAGCAAGCGGACAGTGTGCCGATGAATACTTTCATAAAGAAAGCCCTTAACTCCTACACGGGACAAGAGATATTTAAGGTATAGGGGGCGATTATGGAAGACTTGCGGTTTGAGTGGGACGAGAAGAAAAATGAAATCAACATCAAGAAGCACGGTGTTAGTTTTGAAGAAGCAAGAACGGCTTTTTATGATGAAAATTCAAAAGTAGAATATGACGAGGAACATTCTATAGATGAGGAACGCTTTATATTGATAGGAAAAAGCATAAAAGAAAAGCTTTTATTCGTCGTTCATTGCTATAGAAAAGCGGAAACAATTAGAATTATATCCGCACGAAAGGCAAATGTAGGCGAACAAGTAAAGTACGAAGGGGGTTTATATGATTGAGCAGAAAAAGACGCAAGAAGAAGCAGACGATGAAATTCTGAACAAAAATTTTGATTTTAAACATGCCGTTAAAAATCCGTATATTGAGCGATTAAGAGGGCAAGATTCCGTCATTGTAGATATGGAAGCCATTAAATACTTCAAGGAAATGGCGAAAGGCATGGGGACGGATTGGAAGACCTTAGTAAATATGTATTTGGTAGATGCCGTAAATCAAAAGAAAAAAGTTAGATGGGATTAAGTTAAGTGATTCTATCGTAAAAGAGGGTTTGACACCCTCTTTTTTTATTGCGTGGGTATAAATCCCCTCTTTTTGCTATGAAAGAAGGAAGAAAGGGGGATTTTATGGATGCAATTTGGACGCCACAGCCTAAGCAGGCGTTAATGATGGCACGACCGGAGTATGAAGCCTTGTACGGCGGTGCTGCAGGTGGTGGAAAAACGGATTATCTCGTCATTGAAGCATTAAGGCAAGTGCACATCCCCCACTATAAAGCCATTATCTTGCGCCGTACCTTCCCGCAGTTAAAGGAAATTATAGATAAAGCCTATCTCTACTACCCGAAGGCTTTTCCCGACGCAAAGTACAACAAGACGGAACACCGATGGACTTTCCCCTCGGGTGCAAAGATTGATTTCGGAAGTCTCAACTCGGAAGAGGACAAGTATAAGTATCAAGGTATCGCATACGACTTTATCGGATTTGACGAGCTTACGCATTTCACGGCGACACAATACGAGTATCTGAAGAGCCGTAACCGTGCAAACGGGGCGGGAACAATCGTATACACCCGGGCGACAGCAAATCCGGGCGGTATCGGTCATGGTTGGGTAAAGGATCGCTTTGTAACCTCTTGCAAAGCAGGAGAGACCAAAGTAGAGGTTTACAAGGTAAAGACGGAAAGGGGCATAGAGTACAAAGCACAATCCCGTGTATATATCCCCGCTTCTGTCTTTGATAACAAAAAATTACTGGAAAATAACCCGGAGTATGTGACGCACCTAGCGGCACTACCCGAAGCGGAGCGAAATGCCCTTTTATATGGCGATTGGGATAGCTTTAATGGACAGGTTTTCACTGAATTTCGGAATTCTCAAGACGGATACGATACGCACCAATTCGGTCATGTGATTAAGCCTTTTCCAATTCCCGACTGGTGGAAAGTCTTCCGCGCGTATGATTTTGGCTATTCTAAGCCCTATGCGGTGTTGTGGTTTGCGGTAGACGGTGACGGGAGAATGTACCTTATACGGGAACTCTACGGGTGCACGAGCACACCGAACACGGGCGTGAAGGAAGAGCCACACGAGCAGGCACGAAGAATAAGAGAGGTCGAAGCGACAGACGAGAGACTCAAGGGAAGAAAGATAAGCGCAGGAAGTGTAGCAGACCCCGCCATATGGAATAAGTCGACTGGCGTATCGGTTGCGGACGCTATGGAAGCGGAAGGGATTTACTTTGACAAGGGCGACCATGAGAGACTAGCGGGGCTTATGCAGTGCCACTATAGGCTAGCATTCGATGAAAAAGGCTACTCGATGTTTTATGTGTTTTCGGATTGCCTAGACTTTATCCGTACAGTACCGAATCTTACATACGATGAAAAGAACGTTGAGGACATCGATTCAAGCCAGGAAGACCATATATACGACGCATGGCGGTATGCGTGCATGCAAAACCCGATAAAGGCAAGAAGGAATTTCTTAGATAGCGACAATCACGATTTCGACCCGCTGAATTTATACAAAGGAAACAGCAAAGTACGGATGTACCGCACATAGAAAGAGAGGGGAAAGATGGCAAGAGCCAAAAAGAAAGAAGAATTGCAACAAGAAGAGAAGCAAGCTATAGCAGAGGAGCTTCTGCAGGAGAACGCAGAGAGAGAAGAAGAGGAGAAACGGAAAGAGGCGGCGATTTCTTCCCTTATCCCGAAGCTTACAGATGAGGACTGCATAGAAGCTATGGGGCGGTGCAGGAAGTACCACGAGAAAATGCAAGGCTTGGAAAATCGCTTGAAGGAGAACGAAGCGTATTACCGGCAGCAGTATACCTACTACAAGAATCTTGACGAGCAAAAGAGCCTACCCGAAAAGGGGAGCGGGTATCTTTTAAATGCGGTT